ATAATCTATGAAGTTTGATGAATTGAATGAAGACAATTATATCTTGTTTGCCATAAAATATTATGACAATCCTCAAGCGGTGACGCAAGAGGATTTTTTTGAAGACCTAAACAGATTCAAATATATCAAGAAGTTGTTGAGGAAATATGTAAAGTCAGGAGACTTAAAGACAAGTCTCCTGATTAATCATTTTATTATTGTCTTTAATATCTTTAATGAGGCTGCTCTTCCTTTACTATTCTATAAGATAGAAAGGGAACTTTGGTCACCACTAAAAACATTTTTGATGTTCTTAAATAGGATTCCAGATTATCCAAAGACCTTTGTTTGTGATATTCCAGTTGATAAAAAGTGTTTAGATTTATTGGAGTCAATCTAAATGGATCATAGAAAATTAGATAAAATAATAAATAGCATCAGAGAAGAAATGACTGCTACTGGGGGTGGGTTAGCAGGTCTTCCACCAGATGAACCACCTGTGGATTTGAGAAAGAAAAAATACAAGAGGATTCCATATTTCTTTAGACAACTATTAAAAAAGAAAAAGTAGGAATCCAAAAATGGCATTTAGTCTTGGCAAACTTTCAACACTAGAAGCTAAACTGGACATTTATGAAGACTTGTCCAAAGAGATGTTGGACAAACTAGAACGTGCTGTATCATCTATTCAAGAGAATACAAATAAAACTGCCATCATCCTTGAGAGGCATGAGAATAGATTGGATGAGGGGGATAAAGCAAACAGTGCCATCATGGCATTAGTAGAAAGAGTAGAAGATAAAGTAGATGAATTAGAAAAGAAAGTAGATGAGAATCAAAAATATATGGTTATGGGAACTGCAATTATTGCCACTATTGTCACAGTGCTGCAAATCCTTCCTAACATTGGGTTGCAGTTGACACCAGCACCTAGGACTGCTAGCATAGAGCGCACAAGTTAGTTCCTGTTTTTGTAATGAGTTTTATTGACAGCAAGTACATTGGACTTGTTTCTTCTAGATTGCAAAAATTTTCTCAGAGGAAGATAGGACTCTATAACTTTAGATGTCCTTACTGTGGAGACTCCCAGAAGCATAAGAACAAGGCAAGGGGATACATCTACAAGTATAAGAATGATCATAACTTTAAGTGTCATAACTGTGGCATGTCAAAGTCCTTTGGCAAATTTTTGCAGGACTTTGATACCACTCTCTATGATCAGTATGTTATGGAGAGGTATAAGAATGGTTTGACTGGCAAGGGATCTAATACACCAAACCCAGAGTTCAATTTTGAGAAACCAAATTTTGTCCAGAAGCGTGAGGATAATCTAAAAAAATTAGATCTTCCCTCTCTATTCGAACTAAATAAAGGACACCCAGCAAGAGCATATGTAGAGAGCAGAAAAATTCCACAAAAATTTCTAACTGATCTATACTACTGTGAGAAATTTAAAGAGTGGACAAACAGACAAATTCATACATTTAACGACCTAGACAAAGAAGAGTCTAGAATTATTATCCCCTTAAGGGATAAAGACAAAAACATTTTTGGATATCAGGGAAGATCTTTAGATCCAAGATCAAAACTTAGATACATCACAATAATGTTAGATCAAACTAAACCTAAAATTTTTGGACTGGATAAGATTGATGAAACAAAAACCGTCTACATTACAGAAGGTCCTTTTGACTCAACGTTCCTTTGCAATTCGATTGCTATGTGTGGAGCTGATGTTCATTATGACAACAGGGGCAATAACAATTCTGTGTATGTTTATGATAATGAACCAAGGAACAGAGAGATCCTTGCCAGAATTGACAAGACCATCCAGCAAGGTAATAAGGTAGTCATTTGGCCTTCTGATATAAAGCAGAAGGACATCAATGATATGGTATTGTCTGGACTTGATGTGGAGTCTGTGATAGAATCTAACATATATTCTGGTTTAGAAGCAAAACTTAAATTTACTAATTGGAAAAAAGTATGAGCAACGGAACAAAAGTAGTTAAAAGAAATGGAACAACTGAACCCCTGGATCTGAATAAACTCCACAAGATGGTGGATGAGGCATGTAAAGACCTTGCAGGTGTATCTGCATCACAAGTTGAGATGCAGTCTGGCATACAGTTTTATGATGGTATCACCACTGCAGAGATTCAAGAGATCTTAATTCGTTCTGCTTCTGACCTGATTGATCTTGAAAATCCTAACTACCAATTTGTTGCTGCTAGACTTCTTCTCTTTGCAGTAAGGAAGTCTCTGTATGGAAGAGTCCAAGAGCATCCTACATTCTTTGATCATATTAATAAATGTGTAGAGGCAGGAGTCTATGACAAAGAGATCCTGACTAACTATACTGAGGATGAACTTAATATTCTTGGTCATTACCTCAAGCATAATCGTGATTACTTCTTCACTTATGCTGGACTAAGACAAGTTGTTGACAAGTACCTTGTTCAGGATAGAAGTTCTGGACAAGTATATGAAACTCCACAGTTCATGTACATGATGATTGCAGCAACTATCTTTGCTAGGTATCCAGAAGAAAAAAGACTTTCATATGTAAAAAGATACTATGACGCAATCTCAAAACACAAAGTCAACATTCCCACACCTATCATGGCAGGGGTTAGAACTCCACTTCGACAATTTGCTAGCTGTGTGCTTGTTGATGTTGATGACTCCCTCGATTCTATCTTTAGCTCTGATATGGCTATTGGCAGATACGTTGCACAAAGGGCGGGCATCGGTATCAACGCAGGTAGGATCCGTGGCATCAACAGCAAAATCAGAGGGGGAGAAGTTGCTCACACAGGTGTTGTCCCATTCCTCAAAAAGTTTGAAGCAACTGTCAGATGCTGCACTCAAAATGGCATCAGAGGTGGATCAGCAACTGTCCACTTCCCAATCTGGCACCAAGAAATAGAAGACATCATTGTTCTGAAAAATAACAAGGGCACTGAAGACAATCGTGTAAGAAAACTAGATTATTCAATTCAAATCAGTAAACTGTTCTATGAAAGATTCATTCAAGATGGAGAGATCTCCCTCTTCAGTCCCCACAGCGTTCCTGGTCTGTATGATGCTTTTGGCACTGATAGATTTGACAGCCTATATGAGTCTTATGAACGAGATCAGTCTATTCCAAGAAAGACTGTCAGAGCTCAGGAACTCATTCTGGATCTCTTGAAAGAAAGAGCAGAGACTGGTAGAATCTATATCATGAACATAGATCACTGCAACTCTCATTCTTCCTTTAAGGATAAGGTTGAGATGAGCAATCTGTGTCAAGAAATTACCCTTCCAACTGTTCCCCTAAATCATATTGATGACCCTGATGGGGAGATTGCACTTTGTATTCTTTCTGCTATCAATGTTGGAAAGGTGAAGGATGATCATGAGTTTGAAGAACTTTGTGATCTTTCAGTTAGAGGTCTTGAAGAATTGATTGATTATCAAGAATATCCTGTGACTGCTGCAATGAAATCCACACTGGCAAGGAGATCCCTTGGTATTGGTTTCATTGGTCTTGCCCACTATCTTGCCAAACTTGGATACAACTATGATTCCCAAGAGGCATGGGATGCAGTTCATGGTCTTTCTGAATCATTCCAGTATTATCTTCTGAAGTCTTCTAACCAGATTGCTAAGGAGAAAGGTGCTTGTGAATACTTTAGCAGGACTAAGTATGCAGATGGTATTCTTCCAATTGATACTTACAAAAAAGATGTAGACGAAATTTCATCCATTACATATCAGCATGATTGGGAAAGTCTTAGAGCATCTATCCTGGAATCAGGTCTCAGACACAGCACACTGTCAGCACAAATGCCTTCAGAGAGCAGTTCCGTTGTGTCAAATGCAACCAATGGAATTGAACCACCTAGAGGATTCTTGTCCGTTAAAAAGAGTAAGAAAGGACCCCTTAAGCAGATTGTTCCACAATATCAATCTCTTAAGAACAATTACACTCTTCTGTGGGATATGGAGTCCAATCGTGGTTATATTAATACTGTTGCTGTAATGCAAAAGTTCTTTGATCAGGCAATCAGTGGCAACTGGAGTTACAATCCAGAAAACTATGCAGATAATGAAGTTCCTGTTACAGTGATGGCACAGGATCTGTTATCAACATACAAGTTTGGGTGGAAGACTTCTTATTATCAGAATACATATGATAACAAAACAGATGAAATCAAAGAACCAACTTCAGATGTTAATGCACTAATTGAAGAAATTTTAAATTCCAAAGGAGAAGACGACTGTGACAGTTGCAAAATTTAGAGTCAGTTCAGATACCCCTGTAGAAGGGATGACAGTATTCAATACCAACAAGGTGGATGCTAAAAAACAACCTATGTTTTTTGGTAATCCCCTTGGGGTTCAAAGATATGATCAATATAAGTATCCTATTTTTGACAAACTGACTCAACAGCAGTTGGGATATTTCTGGAGACCTGAAGAAGTTTCACTACAGAAAGATCGTGCAGACTACCATACTCTCAGACCAGAGCAGAAGCATATCTTTACTTCTAACCTGAAGTATCAGATTCTTCTTGATTCTGTTCAGGGTCGTGGTCCTGGTATGGCATTCATTCCCTACTGCTCTCTCCCTGAGTTAGAAGCATGTATGACTGTATGGGAATTCATGGAGATGATTCACTCTAGATCCTATACTTACATCATCAAGAATGTTTATTCAGATCCTTCAGAGGTCTTTGATACTATTCTTGATGATGAAAGGATCTTAGAACGTGCCAAGAGTGTTACTCAGGCATATGATGATTTTATTTCAGCAGCTCAACAGTATGGAAATACTGACGAATGGAGACATGCTCAAGAAGGTGCTGGTTATTTCAAAGAAAATCGTTTAGAATTAAAAAGAAAACTCTATCGTGCTATTGCCAATGTCAATATTCTCGAAGGTATCAGGTTCTACGTCTCGTTTGCTTGCTCGTTTGCATTTGGTGAACTCAAGCTTATGGAAGGATCAGCTAAAATTATCTCTCTCATCGCAAGAGACGAAAACCAGCATCTTGTCATTACTCAAAACATCCTCAACAAATGGCGTGAAGGGGATGACCCAGAGATGCAGCAGATTGTTAAAGAGGAACAAGATTGGGTAACATCAGCATTTAAGAAATGTGTTGATGAAGAGAAGGCATGGGCACAGTATCTTTTCAAAGATGGTTCCATGATTGGTTTGAATGATAAACTGCTCAACAATTATGTTGAATGGATTGCTAATCGTAGGATGAAGTCCATTGGTTTAAAACCAATCTATGATATTCCTGCAAAGAACAATCCTCTTCCTTGGACAGAACACTGGATCTCTTCTAAGGGACTTCAGGTTGCTCCACAGGAAACAGAGGTTGAATCTTATGTGGTTGGTGGAATTAAACAAGATCTAAAGAAGGATACCTTTGCAGGTTTCCAACTTTGAGGAGAGGGGCAATGCCCCTCTTTTTTTATAAATAATTCTAAAGTCTTTGTGCGTCATGAATAGTTTACAGGAAGCATACCTATCAATCTATCAAACTCAACTTGATGAAAGAATGAGTGATGATGAAAAGGAAATGAGACGCCTTGCTGCTCAAGAAAGAAGAGCAGGTAAGTCTGATAGAATGGATGCAAAGGTTGCTAAAAAATATGCAGATTCTGAAGCAAGATCTGCAAGTAGAGAAGATAAGAAGTCAAAGGGCAAGCACATTGCTGGCATGGCAGATTCCTTTGAACCAGAAGGTGAGCAGATTGATGAGATCTCTGCAAACCTTGCTCTCACTGCATCACAAAAAGCAGACAATGAGAGAAGAAAGGCTTCAGTTGCTGGTGATAAAACCAGAGCAGCAGAAAAAGCTAGACAAGCATCTGCCATCTATGCTGGTGTTGCCAAGAGAAGAGCAAGAGAAAAAACTCAAAGTGAGGCAAAAGATAATTCATATCTAGAAACAGATATGGAGAAGAGAAAGAAAAATAATGAGAAAGCAATTGCTGACATGAAAAAAGTGAAGGACAATACTGTCCCTCGCTGGATGAAGGAAGATACTCTTGATGAAAGAGCACTTGATGCTACTGAAAAGAAAGAGAAGGAAAGACTTGTCAAGGGCATGAAGAAGTCTGCTAAAGACTTTAAACAGAGATATGGTGATAGAGCCAAGTCTGTAATGTATGCAACTGCTACAAAGCAGGCAAAGGAAAGAATGGATACTTCCAAGTCAGACCGCAGATATGGGGTGGAAGGATGAACGAGGAATTGACCCCACCAGAGGCACCTAGGAGGGGCAGGAGACCCTCTGAGGTTGCCAAGAGGGCTAAGCTCAATGCCCTGATTGATAAGATCAGGGACAACAAAGAAAAAGTTGACAAGGCAAAGAAGGGTCAGTAGAATAACTCTGTAAGGGTTCAAGATAAATAATAGCTCATAATATTGAAGATATATGAGCTATGAAAACCCTTGGGTTTATAATGGGGAAGTTTTTGATTCATCTGACATACAGGACTTTTTTGGTTTTGTGTATCTTATTGAATGCCCTGAAACTTCTAGGAGCTACATTGGAAGAAAGTATTTTTGGTCTTTTAGAAAACCTAAGGGTAAGTCTAGAAAAGTTAAGTCAGAAAGTGATTGGAAATCCTACTATGGATCTTGTCCAGAACTCAAAGATGATGTAAAGAAGTTTGGAAAGGATAAGTTCAAAAGAACTATTCTATCTCTCCACAAGACAGTTGGTAAAACTAACTATGAGGAGACCAGACAACTATTTGTGAACAATGTTCTGACAGAATCACTTGACAATGGTATTCCTAAGTACTACAATAGCAACATTCTATCAAGGTATTTT